GAAGGAATCGAACCGAAGACGCTCCCAGATGATCGATGTTTTGGACTCTAACGTGAATTCTGGCTGGTTGGCCAAGAAACGCTCAGTAATCAATCCTAAGTCCCTTTTCCAAACATCGCAGGGTAAGGTCATATGGAAGACAGACGAAGCGGAGCCCGGGGACATCGAAAAGATCCAACCGGCTCAGATTCCCCCTTCAATGTTCGAGCTTCAAAAGGTATTCGATCAGGACATAATGACCTGTCTAGGGATCAACGACGCTTCTTTCGGTCAGACTCAGAATCAGCAGGAATCAGGAATTATGATGATGCTACGTCAGAGTTCTTCCATTGTGAATCTGCAAGACATCTTCAATAACATGCGTTTCTGTCAGAAGCAGATATCCAAGAAAGCCGTCAAGTTAATCCAAACATGGACACCTGAGAAGATACAGAGAATCATCAATCAGCAACCAGCCCCCGACATCTTCAATAAGGACCTAATCAGATACGACATCTCGATTCAGGAAGGAATCCTCACAGACTCACAGAGACAGATCTATTTCAGACAGCTAACAGACCTATATCAAATGACTGGTGGACCTCAAGGACCAATCACTCCTCTTATGCTTGCTCAAGCAGCCCCGATCCAAGGCAAGACAGAGATGGACCAGCAATTAGCCCAGAACATGAAGCAGCAGCAGCAACAGGCACAACAAGCTCAGCAGGTCCAACAACAGATTATGTCCTCTCAAATGGAATACAACAAAGCTTCCTCAATCGAAAAGATTGCAGGCGCAAAAGAGCGATTCACAAGAAGTGTAGCGAACGTAAGTTTAGAAACGGAAAGAGCAGCACGAGCAATAGATGATCGAGCATCGGCAGCCCTTGACAGGGTTAAAGCTATCAAGGAACTGGCAACTATGGATGATGAAAAGATAATCAAATATATAAGCCTGATTCAAAGCATGGAGAAGCAAAGCGAAGCCAAAGAGAGCAAACTTAAAACTCAAGATGTGGCAGTAGCAGCACAAGGCCAGCAAATAGGAGATCAGATTTCCGGAATGTCAAGTGTTTCGGGGGGAAGTGAACCAGTATGAATACGCCGATGACAACTAGCACACAAAATTCTGAGATTCTCAATATCATTAATTTGATGGGAAGGATCTATATGATGAACATAAAGCTTTCTTTCTTTTTCTTTACACACGAAACATTCATGGGAATAATGAGCAAATGCCCTAGCCCGATATACTCTAGAGCCTTTTCTAAAATTTTGATTGGAAAGATCTGCGCCTTTAAAGCGATGAAATGCAAGTTGCTTACATGTAAACGAACAAAATTTAGACTTTCTACATTTTTTAGAAATCTTTTCCTTCCCACATTCAGAGCACTTGATTGTTTCCTTTCCTCCGGAACCCTTGCAGGAGTTGAGAAAGCATCTTCTGGAACAAAAAGTTCTTCTCTTGTTTTTACTCCGTGTTATATCAGAAGGGCGTTGAGTAAAAGATTGAGAACAAAAAGCACAATTCAAATGAACTACTCTAGATCGAGATTTATCGTAGCAAATGCGGGAACAAAATTTTGCTCCATATTTGGAAAAAAGGATTTGGCATATAGGACAAGTTTTCATATGTCAATATTACCATTAGCAGTGGCTAATGTATAGCAAGAACCTATTGGAGGTCTAAATGGCTAAATACGGGCAATCTTCTGCCGACAGAATGGACGAGTCACTGGGAATGCGAAGAGGGAAAGAATCCTCTAAAATGCAGTCTTACAAAGACCGACGGGATGAGTCCAGAGGAATGAAAGGTAAAGATTATGGGATGGGTAAAAAAGCTCCCCATAAAGCCGATTATCACAGGAAAGGATTTGATCTAAAAGACAATGCTCAAGCAGCTACTGTCAAGTCGATCAATACCAATTCCGAGCAGTATGATATCGGAAGAATGAAGAAACTAGATTGCGGAAGCCGGGGCTACCCAGCCGAAGCATGGAACTATAAATACTAGGTACTACTATGGTTCAGGAATTAGGTGAGACAGTTCAGCAGATGGCAAAAGACGATGATAAGGACGTTCAGGAAATCATCAATCGTCGACCTAAAGGCCACTATTGGATCGTGATTCACCATAAACCGACCAAGGAAAAGCTAGAGGGCGGAGAGATGGTCATAAGGAAAGTGATCAAAGACTACGATGTTCAGCCGAGGAATAATCTGGGGACCATGGTTCTTGAGATTAAGGACGCGGATGTTATCGACGTCAAGATCAATCTGCATGACGCTCCGATCGATTGGGGAGCAATAGAGCCCCAAGCTGGCTTTGATGAGAATCCCTATGTTCAGCATAGACCTGATATCGGGAAAGCTTATCTCTATAACGAATAGCGTCGCCGGCTTACGGGCGTAGGAGAATAATGAGCGAAGATACTCTAGATACGGGCGAAAATGTGGGAGACGCCGTCCCTGAAACTGTTGAAACCGAGCAGCCACCAGAGCAGCAGCAAGAGGAGCAAACGGTTCCTTTAGCAGCGTTGCAATCTGAAAGGGCGCAAAGACAGCAGCTTCAAGAAGAGCTTCAGGTAATCAAGGATAACGTTGCGTTGATGCAAGCAAATCAGAGACAAGCCACCCCTGAAAAGTCGAAAGACGGGTGGGATGATTTGGAAGACAGTGATGTTTTGACCGTTGGCGAGGCTAAGAAGCTTTACCAAAGAATCGACCAAAGTCATCAGTTGTCTATCGAAGAATTGCGGATGACGCAAAAGCATCCCGATTACCAAGAAGTGGTTATGCAATATTTACCCGAAGTATTAAAAACCAATCCCAATTTGCGAAAAACACTAGAGAAAACTCAAGACTATGAATTGGCATATCACCTTGCAAAGAACACCGATACCTATCGGAAAGACCATAAGTCGGCCAAGAAGTCCGAAGATGCAAAGCGCATAATGCAGAATTCCCAAAAAGCAGGGAATCTATCAAGTGTCGGAGCCTCTACGCCGGTTTCTCAGGTCAAGAAATACAAGGACATGTCCAATGACGAGTTTAAGGAGCTAGTCAATCGCAATATGGGTGTCATGTAAGGAATTTGAATGACTATTACAACAACCGCAGTGTTGCCACCAGCCGTTCGGGAGTATTACGATAGACTTCTTTTGATGACAGCGTATCCAACGCTTATTCACACGAAGTTTGCTCAAAAACGTATTCTTCCTGAAAAGAATGGTGACACGATCGTTTTCCGTAGATATACCCGGTTGGCAACTGTACCTATCCCTCTTGTGGATGGTGTTACGCCTCCCGGTGCACCGCTTTCAGTAACCGACTTGAAAGCCCGTGTAGATTTCTACGGTAACTTTGTAACAATTACGAACCAAGTTCAGTTGACCGTCGAGGATCGAGTCCTTAACGAATCGGCTAGACTATTGGCTCAAAACTTAGCTCAAACGATGGATGAGGTAACCAGAGACACTTTGGCCAGTACCAGTTCGGTACAACTTTGCTCCCAAGGTATCAATGGACTAACTCCAACTGAGCTAACAAAAGCAGACATCGACGTTGGTGTTAGGACGCTTTTGGGAAATGATGCTGAGATGATTTCCGAGATGGTAGATTCTACCACTGGGATCGGCACATCTCCAATCCGTCCGGCTTTCTGGGCATTCATGGATACAGACTTGCTCGATGACCTTGAACTTGTAGCGGGCTTTGTTCCTACAGCTTCGTACTCATCGCCAAGAACCGTGCTTGATGCCGAATGGGGAGCAACCGGCAACGTCCGATGGCTATATACTTCCGTGGGTTCTGTTTCGGCAGCTACCCCAGCGGTGTATAACAACTTTATCGTAGGTAAAGAATCATATGCAGTAGTTCACCTAAGATCAGAAACGGGAGAGTTCTACATTGAACCTCTTGGATCTGCCGGTTCTGCCGATCCTCTTCACCAAAGGGGCTCAGTAGGTTGGCAACATCCGTTCGTTTCAAGGATTCTGAATGATGCGTTTATGTTAAATCTAATGGCAACACACAGCATTTAGGGAGGCTAGCATGTCACAATTGAAAGTTCTTAGCTGGACCAACCCTGCTGCTGGTACTGCTGCAAGAAATGAAAGCATTGGTTTCGAAATTAGCGAAATCCTTGTTTCCAACGTCACCGCCGGAACTCAGTTCTACTGGAATTCAGCGATGGTCGACGGATCTTTTTTCAGAGTGTCTACGGGAGCCTATACAGCCATCAATGGCTTTACTCCCCTAGCACAAAACACCTCTATTGGGCCTACCATTAGCGGATTTACGAATGCCAACCCCGGTGTTATCACTGTTGATGAGACAGCGAAATATGGGTTTGCAGCCGGAGATACTATTAAAGTAGCTGAGTTAGCGGACAATTTGACCGGAACTAACAGCCTTAATGGTAACTTTACAGTTGCATCGGTCACAACGACTACTATCACCCTAGTAGAAGATACTTCCGCTCCGGGTTATAGCGTTTATGTGTCCGGAGGGTCTGTAACTCGTGTATCTGATGCTGCTGGCGATCCTGTACCAATTGAAAACTTTGCTATTCGAGGTTTGATCATTGGAACTGGTGTTGTCGGAGCTAACAACGACGTTGTTACAGCCGTAGTCCGTGGTGAAAACCCGGTAGTTTAGTAAAAACTTTGGGTGGGGGCTTAGAACTCCCACCCTCAAATAAGGAGGGCTTATGGGCCTTGCAAAACATGCAAAATTAACAGAAAAAGAAATGCAGAAACTTCCTATCGTGGGACGACAGCCCAAGAACGAGAAAGAAGAGAACTTTTTAAGAGAAATTGGCGAATATGAGTTCCAGAACCTTGAAGAGCCGGGCGTATCATGCAGATGGTCTTACGGAAATGCTAAAAGTACACAAGTTTTCACCTTCTTTCATGGAGGGAAATACAGAGTGCCACGTTTTATAGCCCGACACCTTGAAAGTTGCTCTACGCCTATCTGGAAATGGAAACCTGATGGCCTAGGTGGGCTTCATAAAGAACAATTAGGGACCAAACCCCGGTTTCAAATGAGACAAACATTCGAGGTCTAAAATGGCTATATGGGATCTGGCTGAAATCAGGCAAAAAGTGCGACAGGTTACAGGAAGGTTTACCGAAAACGAGCTTCCTACAACCGAACTTGATAATCGCATCAATCAGTATTACCAATATACTTTCCCTGCCGAAGTGAAGCTGGACACCAAGCTAGTTTATTACTCCTTTGTGACTTCCGAGAACCAATCCTATTACGCTGCGCCGGTAGAAACGTACACCAACTTCCTACCGCCAGCTACAGTTAATAATCTTTCCCTTCTCTGGTATCAAGATCCGGTGAAGTTCCAGAATGACAATCTTCAAACCGCCATCCAATACTCCTTTACAACGCCGTGGACCGGTAATGGAATCCTCGTTAACTTCACTACGACGGTATTAGGCTTTCCCATTATGCCGGGAACCCTAACTATTTCAGATGATGTCGAAACCTTCCGGGACACTAACCAGAACTGGACCACAGCGAATGTCGTAGTAGCCGGAGACATGGGTGGATCAGCAACCATCAATTACGATGCAGGTACAGTCAATGTAACGTTTGGAGCACCCCCAGCAAGCGGTCAACTTATTCACTTGAACTACGTAGTTTTCCAACAAGGAAGACCTCAAACCATCCTCTATTATGAAAACCAGTTCCAACTCTTACCCCCTCCCGATCAGGCATATATTATCACCATGCAAGCTTACTTGATCGTTGTCCCTCTCACCTCCTCCACGCAGACACCCGACCTGAATGAATGGGGCCCTTGCATCGCCTATGGAACATCTAGAGACTTGTTTGCAGACTATGGGGAAATGGACTCTTATGCAGAGACAACAGCTTTGTATAAAGAG